TAAGCGGTAAATCTTTCCAACTTGTGTTATAAAACGAATCTGCATTTACAGATAAAGTTGTTTGTCCATCCTTAGAAAAATCTAACGAATCGCCGCGTAGCATTGCCTCTTTTAGTTCTCCGGAAACATTATGATCCATCAGTTGCTGTGCTACTTTCACACCACCGAGTGTTGTAACATCACTTTTTAAAATAGTAGAGCCGGCACCAGTTGGCAGTACTGTAGCAGCATTAAAGCCATCGTCATTCATCGTGACCGTCCCAGTAAACAAATTGCCTTCATCATCACGATAATTAATATTGTGAATAAATTCAGCACCTGTGATACTCCCACTCTCTACATCACCTAATTTCGCAGTAATCGCTGATAACTCCCCGACTTTTAAAGCGTTATAATCCAGAGGTATTTCTTTCCAAATTATCCCATCCCACTTAAAAACACCTGTTATAGTATTTTCAACCTCATCTATCTTGAACCATGTATCGTTTATCTTTGGAATAGCTGGCGGTAGCTCACCATAAAAAGGTTTATTGTTATCACCAGCTTTCATTAACGCGTCATTAGCTGTATCTATTGCTGTGACAGCGGAATCTTTAGCATCATTTGCTACTTGTTTTGCATCTGTTGCATTTGTATTTGCATCATTTGCTACACTTTCGGCACTACTAGCGATTTGCTGTGCTGTTTCAGCCTTATTACTTGCGATTGACGCAACTTTATTAGCATTTGTTGATACTTTCGCGTTTTCCCTCAATTGATTTATAATCGCAGGTGTAGCCGAATTAATATCAATAAAATCACCAACTACACAAGTGCTTTTTGACATATCGCTATAACAAATATTTAACTCAATAACCCTTGCTTGTACTGTAATTGGAGGACTCATTTCTAAATCTACAATTCTTACAAAACTGCCTTTTCTTATTCGATGTGCTTCAAAACCATAGACTTGTTCTAACATTAAAATATTTGCTTCATATTGATATGATGGCGATGATAACTTTCTAAGTTCTAAAGTACCCCATTGTTTCAACGCTGCCGCATTTGTTATATTTTCATTTACAATCTTAGTCATTAAGTAACCTGTTCCGCTTGGATTGTATTGCTCATTTGCTTCATCATTATAGATATAATTCAATCCTCCATTAACAGAAGAAATGTTTAATTGTGTCCCGTCAGCTTGCGTTGCGCCAAGAGGTATAAGAGCGGTCTTAATGTTCGTAAATAATACTTTCCTCGTTATTCCTTTAATGCCTGTGCCGCTCTCAATTCGAACACCTTCATTATCCCCAAACTGTTTCGCGACTTTACAATAATAGCCAACTATCCTCCCTTGAAATGTTTTTACATAAAATTTAACTTCACAATCAAAAGCAGTACAAATTTGGTGTAGAGCTTCTTGAGCTGTTATATATCCTGAGAACTCCAAATTTGCAACTGCCCCTACATTTTCTGTATCTTGAGGAATCCATCCACTCCCGCCAAGCACATATGTTAAAGCGGGACCAATATTACTATTGGAAAAAGCGCGATCTGTCACAATTACATTATTCAAATCAAAGATAAAAACATTTTCGCAAAAGATTCTTTTTTGAGGTTTCGAACTATTGTCATCTCTGATGTCTTGCACTTCAATAATTTTGAATAACAATGAATCATCGTCTAAGTCTTGAAGCATTACATAATTTCCACCTGTTAAATATTTTGAACTTTCGTCATCTGTCGAAACAGAAAACTCATAAGTTGAATCAAAATCTATAACTTTCTCGGTGTGTGAATCATTAAAATAATGAGTTCCATTTGTTGAATCAACGGATATAGATTTTACAATTTCTTTATTTTCATCTAATATCAATAACATTTAAACACTCCTTTAAAAAGTTCTTGGCCTAACATATACTGTCCAATCTGCCGCTTCAAACGGAGATACATTTAATACTTCTGTTGTACCGCCAAATAACTTAAAAAAATGACTTCCTATCGCTAGATTCTGCATAAAAGGAATGCCATTTTTATAAATTGTTTCTGTTTCAAAATCAAACATTAATTCGTCAGATGCATGCGCTATAACTTGCGGAGCGGTGTTTGCAACAATATTTAATTTTTCAACAAGTGTATCTGTGAAAAACAAATCGCGGTTATGGTCATGTGTGCCTGATGCCGCAGCGTATATATTTAATTGAGCTAATTTTTTTGTGTATTTATTAGCGGTATCTACAAATACCTTTTTCTTCGTCCAGACAGGCTTTATATTACTATCTAGTTTGATAATTTCAGCGGTAAATTGATTCCCTATTTTAGTTAAAATAAAGTAACCATAAAAATCTCTGTATTCATTATATGCACCTGTTTGCACCTTCTCTGTCACTGTTTTATATTTTCCGTTAACTTTTTTTCTGGTTGATACTGTTTTGTATGTTTTAGTAACTTTCCCAGCCTCATTAAACAAATCTTTTTCAGGATAATTAGCAACATTTTGATCGCCAATAGATATTTTAACAATATTAACTTCGGTATTTGCGGCATTATCTTTTATTTGAAACGTTGCAATTTTTGCTCCTTTTTCATCAACAAGATACACTTCTAATTTACCTTGTTGCTTTTGTGCCGACGCTATGTTTTGAAGGCGCATTCTTACACGCCAGTTATCCTGCGCTTGGGGAAGAACTACTTTACTCATTGGTCCATGCCACTGTGCTCCAACACCATAATCAGATGCTCGGAATACATTTGCGGTTGAAGTGAAACTCCCATCAATAATCCCGTTATTTGCGTCTAATTGAAATGTCAAATCTGACTGTTGCATAGGTGTCCATGTAGCTAATACATTCATTGGATCGTTTAAAATTATTTCCGATGGTTTAACAGGAGTTTCTCCAGAATCTGGATCAACTCCTTCGCCAATGTATAAGTAATCTTCTTTATTTGATACAGCGATATAAGTGACATCCTGTTTTATAACTGCTCCAATTACAGGACTTGTAGGTTGTGAACCGTGCACTGGTAATTTGTTACTTTCGCTAGTTAGCTCAAATTCTTCTTGTTCATAATAAATATATGGGTCTGAACAAACAAAATTCAGCGTTGCCCGTCCGTTATATAAAAGCCTATCTAAGTCTGTAGATCCTTCAAATCGACCATAATACGTCTTTTCAGGCGCATCATCAATTACCAAAGAGCGTTCTTCTGCATCTACCTGCATCAACCAATCAGCGACAGATGTAGCCCTCTCGCTCAATTCTTTAAGGCTATCTCCAATAATTTGTATTTCTAATTGTATCCCTCGTTGACCAACATTTGGTCCAAAATAAAAAGCGCCAATACGACCACTGACGCTTTCCGTATTACCTTCGTTTTGTGGGAACAATGGTGGTTTAATGTCAATTATTTCCACATGCTTATCAAATGAATGAATACCTTTATATGTGAATCCTAAGCTCATAAAATCACCCCTTGTGCTCGATTAGTTCTAATAATACGGTTGTTTTGAATTTCTGTTATAAAATCTACCGTTTCCTCCGCCACTATACGCCCCTCTAACATTGTTTTATTAACAATTTGAATTGGTTGTACTGTAACTGGGTTTCCGCTTCCTTGCGTTGCTATAGAAGCCCCTGAGTAAGCCGTAATTTCTTTTGTGTTCGGGGTAACTGGGACTGAAATAGCAGGTGATAGACTTGTTAAATGTTTTTGCATTTTATGAGCCGCCAAATCTATAGTATTTAGATTCTTAAGCATTCCGACTCCAATTCCCGCTGGCACTTGTTCACCAACTTCATCGCTCATTAGCCGAGAAGGCGAGTGGATTTTCAGTCTTTTCTTGATTGTCGATTCAATTGTTTTAGCTAGTTGATCCGCTTGTTTCTCTAGTGGACCGTTCATTTGCTTGAACCCTTGAATAATCCCCGCTACGGTCTGTACACCAAGTTTAGAGCCAGCAGTGCGATATTCTTTTGCTTTATCGAGTTCTTTCAGCCAAGAGGCGTTCGCATTTGCCAAATCTTTTTTAGCTTTATCGTTCGCCGCCTTGACAGCTTTATCCATCGCCACTTTATCATTTGCAGAAGCGTCTAAGCCCAGCTTATTTGCATTAGCATGTTTTTTACTCCACTCAGCTTGATATTGTTTCAATTGTGTATCAGACATGCCCGCAATTGCTTTAGCTTGTCCTGTTGCGCTTACACCCATGTTGCGTATCTCGTCTATAAGACCTTTACTAACACCGCGTTTTTTCATTTTATCAAGTTGCGACATAAAATCTTTTTGTTGGGCTGTTTGTGATTTAAGGTTTTTTGTTAATTCGCTACCACTTGACTTCTCTGTAACAGCGGCATCAAATAGTCCAGTCTGATTATATGCGGCTTCTTGATTTGATTTAAGAGCATCCTTATATGTCTTTTTCGCTTCATTAATAGAATCCTTAGCCGTTTTATTTATTTTAGCAACATTATCATAATATTTTTGTGTGCTACTTTTTATTGATTTATTTAGTTTAGTTTTTTGTGTATTAATTTCTTTGTTTGCTCCAGCAATATTTAATTTGATTTGTCTTGTTTGTGCTGCATTTAAGCGATATTGCTTATTAATTTGTTTTAATTTATTAATGTACGATTGTGCGCTAATTGCGCCTGTTTTATAATCTACTTGCACATTTGATATTTTATTACTTACATTTTTCGCATAGCTTGTTTTAGTACCTTTGGCATAATGAGGTACATTACTCAAAGCTTTAGCTGTTTTATCCCCTCGTAGCACTTCGGTACCTCGTGGTAGATTAAGAAGAACGTTACGACCTTTAGGAACAAAACTATTCCCATCCGGGGTGGTAATCATTTCTTCATAGTTGCTTCCATTGGCATCGTTAACTAATGCAGGTCCGCCTTTGTGGTTATTTGTCCCAGTTGCATAACCTACCTCTTGAATTCCGCTTGGACTTTTACCACTCGTTTTGTATGCAATAGAAATTACTTTTTGATTTTTCATGTTGAGCATATCACGCCACGAGTTTATAGCATTGTCAATAGCGTTTTTAGTAGCCTCTGCGTTGGAATTAATAACTAAATCTTTTCTATGGACAGCTATGTTGTTATAGTCGTCGACTGTTCTACTACCTCTATCTATTTTTGATAATAGGTCTCTGTTGTTTGCAAAAAGGTTTTTAAGATTCACCTTTTGTCCGTTATATTGAACAATAACATCTTTACCACTCTGAATTTTATTCCTAACATCATAGTTATTTGCTAAAAGCGTCTTTAAATCTACGTTCGTTCCGTTATAGCTAACTAACATCCCTTTAGAAGAATTCATTTTCTTTATTACATCAGAATTATCAACTACTAAAGTTTTCATTGATGGAGGTAAGTTGTCCCAAACTCCCATGTCTTGCAGAGCTTTTTGTAACGCCAGACTAGTATCTGCATTCGCAATCATACTTTTTTGTTCGGGTTTTAGCTTATCCCAAATACCTAAATCTGACAACGCGTTAGCTACATGTATAGAGTCCTCGTAACTGACAATTAATTTCTTTTCGTTGAAAGTCATCTTATCCCAACGACCACTTTCAATAGTTGCAGTTGCAATTGTTTTCTTAGCATCTGTGGTTAATTTTGCTTCTTTCATGATGAATTTCAGATTATTCCAACCATCGTTAGACTTGGCGGCATCTAAAACAACTTGATTTAAATTTGTTTTTACTTCCCCAGTTTTAGGGTCTAAAACTAAATCGCTCCAAGCTAAATCCGCTTTACTTGCGCCATCACCAATTAACTTACTAGCATCATTAACCTCGCCTGCAGCTTCTTGTACATTACGAGTGAATTCGTCATAACTTAAACCCATTTCCTCTAGTGCTGATTTAATATTTTGTTCTGCTACCTCACTACTTGAGCCAATTGCTTTATAATAATCTCTTTGAGTCCTTATCCAAGCTGTGGTAGAAGCTCTTACAGCAGCTGTCTTTTCTCTTTCGTTTTGTTTAATAGCCTCTGTATAAGTTTTTTGATCTATTTGATCTTTATCTAAATCTTTTTTTAAATTTTTAGCATTATCTTGATATACCTTAGCTGCTTTGGTTGTTTCTTCCCACAATAAAGTAGATTGTTCTCCCAGAGCCTTTTTAGACAACCCTAGAGTTTCACCATTCATCGCTTTTATCAGCTGTGTTTTCTTTTTGTTGTTTAAGCCTAAACTTTCAATTTGTTCAATCTGCATCGCTTTATAAATGTTGTTGACAGTTTTTGATTCTTCTGCAGTGAGATTACGATGACCATCCGCGGCAGATTGATAAATCTTTTCTATTTCTTTATATTGCGAATCAACATTGTCTTTTCTTTCTTTGGCTGCTTTTTCTGATTCTTTTTTATCTGTATTAACTATAGCTTGAACTCCCGCAGAATAATCTTGATAGTGTTTTTCAAAATCCCCTAGCGCATCGTCTGTGTTTTTCTTTATTTCATCTGCCATATTTTTAAATGCAGTTACTACACGCTCGCTGTCATCTGTCGCACCTGATGCAAAGGTATCTAGTGCAAGCTTACCCTCTGATGCAAAATCATTGAATTTCCCCATAGACTTATCTGCCTCGGCGCCAATATCATAACCCCATGTTTTCACACGTTCTTTACTCTCTTCAATTTTACTTATATGTTTATCTAGCGCATAGATTCCTGCACCAAGTAAAGCCGCACCAGCTAAACCAATGACAGCTGGCAATGCTCCAAACGATCCTGCTAATCCAGCAGCAGCCAAACTAGTTCCTTCTACCGCTGTTGTAGTAGCACCAAATCCAGCTGCCAAAGAAGTTAATTTACTCCCTAAACCTAAAATCTTACCTAAGCCCGCGAATCCTTTTATTAATCCACCAGTCATTGATACTAGTTTCTCGCCAATCATCAGCACAGGGCCAGTTGCTGCTATAATCCCAGCCCATTTTATGATATTTTGTTGTTGTTCTCCTGATAAGTCGTTGAACTTATCAATCATCTTATTAGCCCATTCAATAATAGGAGTAAGAGCTGGCATTAATTTTTGCCCTACATTCTGTTCTAATACTTCGAGTGAAGCTTTGAATTGATCCACACCAAATTTACCAGCTTTTCGCATATTATCAGCGACTTGCTTAGTGTATCCGTTTGCCTCATCAGCGCCCTTAGAATATTTACGTAGAGAATCGCCTCCCGCTTCTAAAAGCGTATTAACAGCCGATAGAGGTTCACGTCCGAAAATCATTGTTAAGAAAGAGTTTTTCTGTGTTCTCGTCATTTTTTTTGTTTTATCATTAATATCATCCAGCAAAGTTGGCAAAGTTTTCATGTTGCCGTTGTTATCTTCAATTTTTAACCCAACTGCCGCCATTGCTTCTGCAGCTGATTTTGAAGGTTTAAGTAAACTTGTAAGCATCCCACGTAAACCAGTACCAGCCTTTTGCCCTTCAATGCCGCGGTTAGAAAGCAAACCAACAGCTGCTGCTGTATCTGTAAGTGAATATCCTAGCGAATGCGAAATAGGACCGACATAGTTCATTGCTGTTCCCATATCAGAGAATCCAGCCGCTGTTTTATCAGCTACGTAGGTTAGCACGTCAGCAACTTTGTTTGTGTATTCCATCTGCTTATTTGTGTCTTTAGAAATCATTCCAAATTGTTCTAATGTTGATGTTGTAACAGACATTACTGTTTCGAAATCATCACCAGACGCACGAGCGGCATTAAAAATCGCAGGCATGGACGCCATTGTTTGGTTGATATCATAGCCTTTTTTAACCATTTCTTTCATACCGAGCATAGTTTGCTCAGAAGCTACGCCGTATTTAACGCTAGCTTTCTGTGCATAATCAAAGACTTGTGTATAACGATCGCCAAACTCTTTCGCTGATTCTTCGGATTCACGTAATAAAGAGTTAACTTCTGTTACTTCATTATCGAAATCGAGATATGCCTTGGTCGATTTAACCATTCCAGCTACAATTGGCGCCGTAAATCCAACGGTCATCGCAGTTCCAGCTTTTTTTAACTTTTGACCAGACTTTTCTAGCATATTACCGAACTTTTCAACCTTAACAATAGATGAATCTAAACCTTTAACATTAACATTTTTCTTGTTAATTTTGTCGATATTGTCCGCGGCTTTCTGACCCTTTTTCGCAAAATTGTCCATGTCTTTATCAATCTTGTTCATCTGGCTTTTATAGCCATTCTCGCGTATTTCTATATCGTAATAAATTTCTCCCGCTTTACTCATGTTGTCACCCCTCTTTCGGCTTGCTATTAGCTTTCAACGCCTTTTCTAGTCCTTCTTCATTAGAAGCAGCATCCTCAAAATATCCACGCTTTAACATGATTCGATTTTGCTTTATTTTTTCTTTCAGCAAATGTTTTGGCACTTTGCTTCGTTCAGTCATTCGAATTTCAAGAGTTGTCATAAATGGTGTTTCCCCACCTAAATTCATTAGATATGTCCGGAATTCTGAAAAAGTCATATTTGACAATTCTTTGCGCAATCTGATGCCGTAATAAGACAAAAAAGAAGACTCGATTAAATCAAAGTCTTCAACTATTCCGTAATACTGTTTTCCTGTAACTTCCCCTCGTCACTTTCCTCGCTCATATCGCTTTCAAATAATTTAGCTATAATGTATTCAATAAGCCCCTCGTAGACTTTAGTTGGCAATGTTTTAGAATTGATTTCTTCTCTGTCTTCTTTGCTGAAAAAAATAGCAAAAATATCATCGTTCGTTGCTACAATTCCATCTGTGATAGTCATTAACAATTCATGCATGTTTTCATTATTTGGTATTGTATGTTCGTCATCACTTTCATCAGCTTTTAGTTTAGGCGCAAGAACTTGTCCTAAAATTTTGGGGGCTTCATCCAAAAGCGCACTGTACTTAATGTGTGCTTGTGCTGAAATGTCCGCATAATATACTTTTTCGTTAATTTCCAATGGAAGTTTTACTTCGTTCTCGTTAAATTTAAATGATTTCATTTTTGTCCTCCAAATTAGTAAAAGCCCTCACTCAGAGGGCTTCGTATTTTGTTTATTAGGCAGATGTTACAGAAACAGAAACGTCATTTTTAACCGATGGTTTCACTTTGGAAGCAACTGTGATTTTAATTGCAGTTACTGTTGTAGCAACGCCTGTCACAACACCATCACTATCTACGGTTGCTTTTGCTTCATCAGATGAAGTGAAAGTTACATCTTGCGGAGCACCTGATGGCAATACGCCTGCTGTGATATTAACAGTTTCTCCTACTTTTACTGTTTTAGAGGCGCTATCTACCGTTACGCTTGTTGGCTCAATGGTAGGCGCTGGCGTAAAAACCGGCGTACCATTTGAATTCTGTGTGGCAGAAAATGAACCAATATCGTTCGCACCACCACCACCGAAATCATTAATCCCGATTGGTCCAGTGATTTCATACTTAGAGCCTGCTGGGAATTTAACCACAATTGTTTTTTCAGCTTCAGACCCAACTTTATCCCAAGTTTCACGTAATTCATTTTGTCCTGGATCTGATTCATTGTATTTCCCATCCAAACCTAACTCCATAGCAGCACCTGTTTTTACCGCACGTTCAAATACCTCACCAATTGTTGTATATTGTTCCACATTTGAGTTCAGTGAAATGTCTAAAGTTTCTAAGTCCTTAATCGCAACCCCATCTCCACTTTCCCCTGAATCTTTAACCGAAATTTCTAATTGTTTTACTGCATAAGTTGCCATTAACTTACATCTCCTTTTCAAATAATATTGTTAGTTGATAAATCAAACGACCATCATCGTCATAATCGACTTGTCCGCCGCTTGCTACATCTGTTGCTACTACCTTCTGATTTTGGATATTCAGCTCAGAAGGGTTTGTTAAAAGAAAGTAGTTACGTAATAAATCGTATGTTCGTTTGCATTGAATTGTGTTTTTATCATAAATTAAAAAGCCGATGCTCTCACGAACACGACTTTGCGTTTGTACTTGCTTGTTTTGAAATGTCGGCGCTTCATTAATTACTACCATTGAGTCAAGCCCCGTTTGTTTAATGAATCCAAGTGTTTTTATAGCTGGAAATGTTTTTTTGAAATGCACTACTAAATCCTCAATCATAAGCGCATCCCACCTTCTACAATTTGATTAATACTCTGAATCCCATAACTTACAGCCATTTCGTACCAACGTGGATTCCGACGATTTTCATAATATTGTCTGCGGGCATAAGGAGTTAAACTAAACACTCTAGCTACAATTGAATTTTTTTGGATGATAATTTTAAAATCCGAACTTCGTCGCAAGTCTCCATACAAAATCGGAGTAACAGGCTGTGCTAATTCAACCAATTCTCCCCCAGCCTTTGCAGCCGTTGACAAAGCTTTATTATGAATATCATCTATGACTGTATCTTTAAAACTACTAAAGCTCATGCTCTGTCACCTCTCCTACAACAATTTCAAAATGATGTATACTGCCATCCGGATTCGGTGGGAAAGATACGCTCTGGACTTCACCTTTAATTAAGCAATAGTTAGGAATAGCAAAAGATACATTTTCTCCTTCGTTTACAACAAAATCTAATTTGTTACAAAATAAGTTAACAACATATCTTATGTTTAATCCGTCTTCTGTTTTATTTACGAGTTTTTCAAACTCATATCGAAACATTGATTTATTAATTGCATTTGGTAAAGGATTTCCAAAGTCATCACGCCCGCTATTTCCGGTTATTGTAACTTCTGTATTCAGGACGGCGTCTGGAATAGGTGGTAATTGAAAGCTCATTAACAGCCACCTACTCCCGCATAAAGCCAGCCACTAGATAAAAGCAAATCCATCACTTTGTCTGGAACATCAGGTATAAAGTTGTTTGAATTTTGAGATTGACCACCCATAGTTAATTTGCCTAATGTGAAGTTGCCAATGCCAACAAATTCACCATATTTCTTGATATGTTCACACTGCCATGCAACAGCTTGCTTAATATCATCATCTACATTGTCAAGGTCTACGATATTAGGCATAATTTGCTTGTCAATTGCTACAGAAGCGGCTTTTATTAAATTATCCGCTTCTGTTGGTTCGATACTTAAGTTTGTTAGACTAGCTAACTCACTTGCTGTAATATACGTTTTCATTTACTCACCCTCTTTATTTTTGGGCTCCTTTTTACTCTTGGATGGTTCTTTTTCTGGTTCTTTATACTCGAACTCTTCAAAACCATCATTTTCTAACTGCTTAATCAACACTTCATTGTCCGTATTGTATACCGCATTATCTTTTCTTAATTGCATAAACAACTCCTCCTTAAGCCACTGTAGAGGCGATAACCCCGTCTTTTTGTTGTTCTTTTACAAAAATATCATGGTATACACGATATTGATATAACCATCCGTCACCTTGTCCAACTGAACCTGGTGCATGAAGATAAATAGAAGCATGTTTAGTACCGCCAATAACAGAACCTTTATTGATTAGTAAATAATTAAGTTTCTTAGCACTAGCGGCTGGTTTATAACCATCTGTAAAATCAAAAGTATCATAGAAGCGGTCTTCTGCTTCAATTTCAACAAGTTTAACTCCATCAATTCCTGTAACGCGAGTTTCTAGACTAGAAGGTCCAATGTTTTGATTAGAAATTGTTCTAGTAAAATCCTTACTTAGTTCTAATGCAGCCATAACATCTACTGATACATACATCACAAGATTTTGCGTGCCATATTTTTTGACTTTTCGAATAGCTGCTTTAAGTGTGCGAAATACATTTTCTTCTGTAATGGTTTCCGCAGTAGAATAACCATTCTTTTTAGCTTCTGTAGCTAACTTTGAAAATCTGTATGCGTCAACCTCTGGTGCAGAGTGGCGCGAATTAAACTCTTTCGTAACATTAGCCGCTGTTAAAGCTTGTCCGGTTTCGTCCACATCCATAACATCCACGAAGAATTCTACATCACGATCAAAAGTAATTGTGTACGCTGTGTTCTCATTTGATGCTGAGCCTTCGTTATATCCTTTATTTCTCGTATGCGGTTTTAATCCAGTCGTTGTGATTGTTTGAATCTTAAACGTTTTTGCATCTAACCATAAAAGATTTGATGTTTCTAATTCATTTGTGTAAGTCCCAAACACTAATTTTTGGTCTAGCTCCTTACCGTACTTGTCTACATAGTTAATAGCCATTTTGCTATCTCTCCTTTTCTAATTATGAATTTAATGCTTGAATGAATGGGTCTGTGGCACTCGGCTCACTTGCATTGCCTAGTCCTGCCCCGATTGGTGGAGGCGTGTCACCTTCATCAGATTTTGCAATCCATTCAGGATATTGCTCTGCGAATTTCGCTAAGTTGTCGTCATTTCGCTCTTCATCCCCAAAAAGCTTCGTAAATGCTTCATAGCGTTCTTCTTTTACGCCGCTTTCTTTTAACTTACTGTGCCACTCTGCCGTTTGTTCTTTCTGAACATATTCATCCAGCTTTGATAGTGCCTCGTCTTTCTCTTTTTGAAGTTTTTTCAATGCCTTTTCAGATGAATCATGTTCGCCCACTTGATCGTTAAGCTGATTAATTTGGTCGTTTAACTTCGTGATTTCTTCCTCATGCGCGCTTTTGATGGTTTCAATCTCTCCATTAAATTTCTTTTTTTCAGCCGCTAAGCGATTCTTTACAATTTCATCCAGTTCTGCTTGGGTAAAATTCTTATCGTCCCCACCTTCAGCAAAATGTTGAATGTCAAACTTACGCTGTAAATAATTCTTCATATTTCCTCCTTTTTAAGCTCTGAGTGAGCCATCCCTGTCTATTAGTTGCCGGCAGGTAGGCAAGATTTTTATATCAAGCCAAACAAAAAAAGCGTTCATTTAGACGCTTTTATAATTTCTCTATCCAATTCTCTCTCTAAGAATCGATTGTTATTCAAATGGTCTTGCAAAGCTTCTTCCCATTGCCTTACTTTCCCAGCTGTATATTGTTTAGAAGGACCTTCTGCAAGTATATCTTTTGTTTTCCAATCGCGAATTCCGCGCTCATAGTACCGTTGCTTACTTTGAGCCTCATATTCTTCTTCATCATATGGGATAGGCTCGTCTGTTTCGTCACCTTCGAAATACGAATATAAAAAATGGTGGCAATTTGGATGAAACAAGCCATCGTTTTCCGCTTCTTGTAATGTTTTATATTCATTGCTTTCGTAGTTAACTGATAGCACTTCTCCTTGCCAAGGAGCACAACGCGGACAACTTCTTACGTGAGCTGACACTTGAACTAATTCGTGCTCATATCTTCCAAGAACGCGTTTCATGGCATTTAAACCAACATTAAAAAAAGCACCTCTTGAAGCCATTTCCATGTAAGCTCCTGGTCGGTACTTTCTTCCAGACTGATCTATAACATTTCTTATCCCATCACCTAAAACATTAATAAGTGATGTTGCGATAGCATATTTTAAAACTCCATTGCTATCTTTTGTTTTCTTAACCACTTGTTTGTACTTGGAGGGCGCGATTTTTTGCCAATAATTAGCCATATCTTCCGAAATTTGGATAAGTGCATCACTTTCAGATAAATAATCGTCATTTTGTATATCAACCTCTTTCTTAGTTTGATATCTGGCTTCCATTTCGTCCTCGTATTCATTCACGCAATCAAGATAAACACGATACGTTAGTTTATCTATTTTATTTCTCGTTTCGTCTTTGAAAAGACTTATATGTGCTTTCAATTCTCTTTTAAAATTTATCAAACGCGACTGCTGAATGAATTTCCATTTTGTTGGATTCTTAGCGCCATACATAACATGCTTCTTTATCAGCAAAAGTAAGTCTATTTCGGCATTATTAAAGTGGTTTCGTAAGATAGATGCTTCTTTTTCGAAATCAACCGGTGCATGATGGCTCATCTAATCACCCGCCTTTCGTTTCCATTCCCCCAATTGCTTCCGGGTCAGGAACCTCTCCGATTGCGTTTTCTAAATAGATGCGTTTTACTTCCGCTTGAATTTCTTCATCTTCCCACTTAGGGTGAATTAGTTTCACCTTTTCTTCTACACTCATAGCTAATGCACTGTTCATATTATTTAATGTGCTAGATAATTCATTCAGATTAACAGTCATTGGGTCTGGAAACTCAATTATTACCCTGATTTCATCACGCATTATTGCTTTTTCTTTATTGTTTGTTCCGCCAGTTAACAAATATAGGAAGTCCCAAAGCATCTGTTCGTAAACATTTTGAATAAGGCGTTTTTTCTTCTCAATTTTACGCACTGTCGCGTCTTGTAAACTCCAAATCTCGGTCGCCTTAACTTCTCTATTACCTAGATTAAAAGTAGCGGGATTATAACCAGATTTCGAAACAGCTTTCTGAGCAAAATATTCCATCGTTTCGCGATAACTACCGTCTCGGAAGTCTCCTTGCATGAATTGAATCATGTCATTTAACTTCGCACCAGCATCTAATGTTCCTTTGAATTGCATAAAGTAATCTTCATCTACATTCATGGACCATTCTTCTTTATCTGTGTTCTTATTAACTTTTTTTCTAAACATTCGTTCACTAGCCGCTATTTTTGTTTTTGTTTTCTCTCCTTCGCGCATATAAACAGTGAAAAAGTAATCTACTGCAAATAAATAATTAGTACATTGCGATAAGTCCGATTCCCCAAGATTAAGATGCGGGTATCTTGTGTTGCTTGGACTATTATTTATTAGATATGCGCCCATGCTTTTTAAACCAATTGATACAGAATGATTCAATTGAATATTATTCGTATCTAGATAGCTTGTAATCATTTCCGGGAGCCTCTCAGCATTGATAGGAACAGCTTTATCATTATCTATTTTAATGACAGAATATGTTACAAATCCGCCAGATAATGTATTACTTTCTTTGTCTTCCCATTGTTTTATTTCTCGACTTTCAACTAAATAATATATATCCGCTTTATTACTCGTCGGTATTTCCTCAAAAAAATTAAACCGAAATGGCTCATTGTTTTTAAAATCTATCCAAAATTGGCTAGAGCTATGAACGCTAATAGATGGTCGCCCGTTTAATATATTAATCTTTACGGCAGATACTCCGCTTCCTCCTGCCAATTCAACAATTTTTACACTCTTACTATCAAAGTTATCAATCCGTAACGCTTCTTTAAGTTGCTTAGTTAAATTTTCATCTTTACTGCCATCTGCCCCCGTAACATCAATTGTCAAAGGTTTTCCAGCAATATACTCAGCAGCTACAACAACTATCTCGTTGCCTGTCCCAGAATTCATTAACTTATCATGCACGGTAGGCACATAACCTTGAGCCCATAATGATGTTAAATAAGAGTCCTTGCTCCACTCCTTTTGATTATTTGGAATGAGCGGCAGATATTTTGGTATTAACTCCGGTTCGCTGCCATTAGGTTTTCCATTTAGCCAACCTTTAATAAAACGTGTCATTACACTCCAAACACCCATTTAATCACTCCTTTCTATATATCTTCATAATTCCTATAAAAGTAGTTTGTAGCATATCTGCTCGTGTCCATCGCATGGTTATTCTTATCAACTGGCTTTCCACTGTTCTCGTCGCGTACATACATACCAATTTCTTGTAGCCAACTGTAATGGTCATATTGATCGTTAAGTTGTTCAACAAGCAAATAACGCCTTTCGCTTAATAGCGACTGCATCCGCTCAATTCCAACCTCTATACCTTGCGCTTTACCTGTCACATCATGAGCATTGTTGTCTGCTCCTGCTGTATCAACACCAACCTTTTCCAGTTCTTCACGTAGCCAGCGACAGGCAGGGTCAATAAAAACAGGCTCATTTACTGGTACTTCATACTCTTTCATACACCATTGAATAAATTGTTTTATCTCAATGGCATAAGTAGAGCCGGCTTTCACTTGCCCTGTGTCACGCCCGCTGTGATAGTAGGTGGCAACTTGATTGAGGTTGTAAGTGTATCCGCCTTCCGCTTCGTGTTCTGTGATTACATAGCATTCGCAAACAGTCGCATCTTGTTGACCTCCATCACCAAAAAAGACCATTTCGATTGGATGGCCTTGCATTTTTTTAATTTGATTCGCTTCAACGTCAAACGTTTCATAAATGATGCCTGCTGGTAAAACTCTTTTCCCATACCAATCACGTTGCAACAAATATGCTGAATGTTTGACCTCGTTATATATTTCTTGCTTGCGTTCGTCTGAAAGAGCCGGATTGTCTTTAGCGGTCCAATGCCTCCATTTATAACGACCAGACTTCTCATACTGCGAAAAGATTTCTAAAACTGGATGATTGGGTGCTGGTGGATTTAATTCTGCTAAATGAAATCTATTCTTTGCCGCAAAGGTTCGCCGAAAGCACTCTTCGATGAAATCTTTATGGAGTAAATTAATTTCTAAAAATGTAACGGTTCCCAGTGACATACCAGTAATAGCACCAACACTATTGATCTTCCCGCCGCCTTTATAGTAAATTTTCTTTGGACCATTCGGAGAATGTATAAGAAGATGATCGCCATGCTCATCATGTTTCATTTCTGCAAGATTACCAAATATGTGCATCAATCCAAAGCCGTCACCGTCCATAAACAGTCGAAAAGCTTGCTCTTGATTGTATGCAGTGACTAAATGGTTCTGGTCTTCTGAAATAGAGTATATATAAGCCATTTTAAAGATGTCTGCTGTAGTTTTTCCAGATCGAGGGGTACCCTCGTTGACTTCAAGAGTTACATTTTGAAAAGGGAATGTAATTGTTTCCTGCTGTTTTGGCGTAAATACCAACTCTTCAACTTTACTCAAGGCCTCCATCTCCTCCCTTAGCAACATCTAATAATTTATTAAGCAATGTTGTGTCTTTTTCAACGCCCTTAATAAGAGCCGTACGCGCCTGTATGTTCTCTGTAGAAGCTACAATCTGATCAAGCTTAGCTTTACGCTCGTCTTGTTCGTCTGCAATAGTTACAAACTGTTTAATTAAGCCGCTAAGCGTTGTCATTGCCCTACTTTGTGCATTTAAAAAATTCGCCTGTTTATCCCAAGCGAATTGATACTCATATTTATCAGAACCACTATCTCCGAACCCCGCTTGTGTCTGGACTCTCGTTTCATCCTCAGCGTTTTCCACCCACATAATTTTCTGTGCTCGAATAATAGCAGCGTATTGTATTTGTATCTGATTCCAAATAAGATCGGGTGCGCTCATTTCTTTCATGCTATTCATGATTTCAAGCGTTTCATCTGGCATGTACTTAGAATATAAGCCGTGTTTTAGCGCATTCTGGTTATTCTTAGGAGCTGCGCCACCTTTGTTGCCAACTGCATGTTTATTGCCGTTAGATGCCCCTCCTCGTTCTTTTGTGTGCACACCTTTTAATTCGGGTGCACCCCTATCACGATACCAGCCATATCTTTTTTTCCATGACTTGACTGTGTTCAAAGATACATCGTATTTTTTAGCAATATCTTTGTATTTCATTCCTGCATTATAATCTTGTTCAGCTAACTTATACTTTTCCATGCTGCATCAACCCCACCTCGCTCCCATGTGTTTGTATCGTTAATTAATTATTATCCTTAATTGTGCCTACGATGATGCTTAACGCTTCTAAATAGTCTCTCTTTGCTTGTTCAAAGGTCTTACCATTTAGCATAGCTAGTTGGTTTATTTTCATGTAATGAATCTGTGCTAACACAAAGCTTTGTTCTTGTTCTGAACCTGCTATATTAATTTTGAATTCCGGCTCTTTTCCTTTTACCTCAGTTATCCCCGCTTTTATAATGTCTCTCATGTAATTAACTCCTTCTTCGTTTTTTATTATATACTCGGCAAGGATTTGCACCTTGCATGAACTAATTAATTTGTTTTACAGGAGTTTTAAGCTAAGACATACGTTTCTTAGCCACATTAGTTCTATCCTGTGCTTCGTCTACCTATTCCGCCACGAGTATGCGAGAAGTGGAGCGCAGACTCAACATATGATTTATTTTTGTAATCATCTTCACTTCTCACTAATAACATTTTATCACCTTTTTTTACTCAAAAAGTGCCACAAAAGTGCCATTTTCAGTTTAACACTTCAATATTGAGCGTAGTTGCTAACTCTATGACAGCCTTCCTTTTCTCACGCTTATACTGTCGTTCTTCGTAAGGAATATCAATCATGATGTCTACATCTTGCTGATTGTGCAAGAAACTCTCTAAGATGATTTTGCGGTGGATTGCTTCTAATTGGTTGATGATCACATCATACTTTTTAACGGCTTCTTGTGCAGCGTGTACGTTGTCTACATTGTGTATAGCAGCTTCTTCCACTTTGCTATGGAACTCATTTCCAAAATTCGGCGGTGTGACCGTGTATGTGGTAGTTAGTGTAGGGAATTTACGTTCACCCGCCATTACTCTTAAAGCCTTGTATTTTCTGAAAAAGTCTTTTAATGCTCGAACCGTTTTGATATAGTCGATTTTATCAACTTGTGGTAGATCAAAAAGAGTATTCATATCCATTCCCCCATGTTATAATCAAATTGGGTAGTCGGAGGGAACTTCGGCTTTTTTTATTTGTCTAAAGCGCGTTCAGAAAATCTGGTATACCGCTTAACGTTGGCACTTTATCCGCTTTTTCCTCAATATCCTTTAAAGCAATGGATTTCCTTCCACTTTGCACAGCGCCCTCATACAGTTCTAAAAACGTTTTTATGTCGATCTTATATATTTGGTCTACTGTAACAAAATTAATTAAAACAAAGGCATGTCCGCCCATTTTACGCACGCTTTTGAGATACTCTATTTGATGTTCGTGGATATTTTTGAATGGAAAGCTTTTTGCTTTCGTTTCTTTCGCTTCAAACGCTATTGCCATTCCCGGATTCAAAACGCCCATAAAATCCACTGTCGATTTTTTATTCGGGAAAGCGCCCGTTATTTGAGCGCCATTCCTAATTATTTTCCAATCCGTCGGCAACTTTTGAATAATAGCCAGTTTCTTAATCTGATAGATCTCGCAAGCATTTTCAATTAATCTTTCAAACGTCATGCCACGGTTAGCATGGCTATTTTGCGTATTCGTTCGCCTCGTTAATGACGTACGCGGTATACTTTGCCTCAATTTCTTCGTCCCCCATTTGTTCGATTTCGTTAATTTTGTAGCTAGTTACCTCTGCTATTGCGTTAGCCATGTATCTGATGCTCATTGATCTATTTCGCAACTTTTTAATTGCTTTTATCGCTGGCATTTTATTCACTCCATTTCCTCATAATCTACCCGGTATCTTTATTTTGCTTAATATTTTTTTGTGATATGGGCAAAAATCATATATACCGTTGTACTTAGTTGCGCATTTATCGCACATTGGCAAATCACAAGTATCATGAATCTTTTGTGACCTGAAATCATGAGAGTTTCTAAAAAAAGCAACTCCTTCATAGTCGGTTACAAAATCACATAACCTTGTCGAAACCTTTTTCTTGCACACATCACATATTGTATTTTTGAAAATATTAGGGTCATTATCTGTCATTCTATAACCACCTTTTTTTAAAATGGCAAATCATCATCTGAAATATCAATCGGCTTACCCTCGCCAGCAAACGAATCCTTCTTCTGGCTCGAATCAGCTCGATATGAGCTAGTTTGGCTATCATTTGAATAATTAGCCCCGTTCTGATTATTATTCGATGTAGAGCTTTCTGCGGGGTTGTGCTTAGGCTCTAAAAATTGAACTGATTCAGCTACGATTTCCGTCACATAAACGCGCTTACCGTCGTTCCCCTCATAATTACGAGTTTGAACGCGGCCGTCAACGCCTGCCATGCTTCCTTTTTTTAAGAAATTAGCAACGTTTTCTGCTGGTTTGCGCCAAACTACACATTGAATAAAGTCAGCTTCTTGTTCTCCTTGCCCGTTTTTGAAAGGGCGATTGACAGCTAATGTAAAAGTCGCAACTGCTGCACCAGCTGGGGTATAACGTAAATCAGGGTCTTTGGTTAAACGTCCTACGAGCACGACACGATTCATCATTCACTTTTCCTCCTTCAAACTATTAAAGTCTGCCGTTCTGAGAATATCCCAGAGTATTTCCATCTCATTTACTCCATAACTAATTCAAACCGACTTTCTAACTCCCAGTTATACTTTTTAGAGCTATCAGGAATTTTTTCCCGTAAGTCAATACGTCGTAAATCGTAACTAATACCTTCCACAAGCGCTTCATAATCATAACTGTATAAATCAATACTCACTCCCATTTATTCCGCCACCTCTTTCTCGATAGACCAACCAGAGTCAATATTATTTACTAACCAGTCGTCATAAGCCTCTGTAATCTCTTTTTCTAATTGTTCAAGTGTTAATATATCGAACTCAATATTCAAGTCCGTTTTCAAAAGAAATGTTTCTGTTTCAAGTGATCCGTGCATACCAGTAGAAACGTAGAATCTTACTTTTTTATCGTTCATTCCGCCACCCAACGTTCTTTATAGACATCATCTACTTTTTCTAATTGACCCGAATACACTAAAATGACTTTTATCCAATCAAGACTATTCCAAATTTCCTCTGGTCTACTCGTGTCGTCATGAGGATGTATTCTTTCACTCATTTCTTCTATTGCTTCATAATAATCAAAACTTTTAACATATGGTCTATCATCTCTAGGACCTGAAAGTAAATCACGTTGTTTAGGACTATAAATGTAATCAATACTTACTTCGCAGCAACAGCCTGCTGTCCAAACGCTAGTCCCCTTATCATCAAAGTTATCCGTCATCGTAACAACTGGTAAATCAGGGTTTTCGATAATTAAATCTGCCAATTTTTTCATTTCTTCTTTTTGTCGTTCATTTACTCGTTTCATTCCGCCACCTCCAACAAATCCGGATTTTCGTGTATGTTGCCGTAA